TTAAACGCTGGTTCAAGGTCTTCTGCTATGTCGCTTGCGTCTGGTGGTTTTTAGACTTTGTTTATGTCTTGCCAGAGCCGCTTGCCAAACGTGCAATGGATGCTGCTTTAAACAAGTTGCCATTTTGAGGATGCAATGAAAACAGCTTTTATTATTTTGTGTGGCTTGTTAATGGTTGGTTGTTTTGATGACCGTTACAGGTACATTTGCCAAGACCCTGACCACTTTACTGATGCTGAATGCCAAAAGCCTAAATGTTTATTTACGCAGCAATGCCCTGAATATCTAGTAGCCCCTATCTTGGAGAAGCAAATTGAACAAAAGCCAGCAGAAGCTAACCGCTGAAGATATAGAAGTTCGTGTTTGGGGGTTTGTTGTAATAGCTGTAACCTGTATTCTGTGCTTCATTGTTGTTGCACTGCTGTACTCGGTGACGTTTGTTACACAACCCATCAAGTCAATGGCTCCAATTGACATGGCTTACACAAAAATGCTGAACGACATTGTGTTGCTAATTGTTGGCGGCATTGGTGGCGTGATTGGCAAGAAAGGTGTTGGCGCTGTTGTCAATGCAGTTTCACCTCCACCCGTAACACAACTTATTCCTGCATCACCAGTTCAACAACCTACACAACAATCAGCGCAAAATTTAAACTGGATGAACTTTCAAAATCCATCTTTAGATGAATCTTGGACGCCTCCACCGCCACCAACAACGCCAGCTAATCTGCAAGAGCAAGATCATGAGCGTGAAGCCCTTGCATTGGCCCGTAAAGAGGCTGAATGATGTTTGGCATATCCAAGGCCTACCTAATCATTGCGGCCCTTGTATCGGCTATTTCCATTTATTTTTTTGGTCATCACAAAGGATGGGCGCAGCGTGACATGGAAATGCAAGTTGAGATAGCCAAAAAGAACGAAGAATCTAGGGCTAAAGAGCAGGCGCTTAACCAGCAAATAAACGACACATCATCTAAACTTTTGGAAGCTAACAATGTTCTTGACAAGAAATCTACTGATCTTGACCGCGCTATTCGTGCTGGCAGGGTGCGCATCCCCTCCTCCAGTTGTGTTCAAGCCGCCACAAGTACCACCATTGCCCCCGCAGATACAACGGATGCAAGCGAATCTGACAGACAGACTCTCATCCTTATTGCTCAAATCGCAGCAGATGGAGACAAAGCAATCAACAGTCTTAATGCCTGCATCACAGCCTACGAAACCGTAAGGAGCGAATTAAATGGTAAGCATTGACCAACTAACTAAAATGAAGATTGACCCTAAATGGGTTGATCCATTAAATGAGACTTTTGCTCGTTTTGATATTTCCAACCCTAACCGTCAAGCAGCGTTCATTGGTCAATGCGGCCATGAATGCGGAAACTTTCGCGTTCTGGAAGAAAACTTAAACTATAAAGCCGCTACCTTAATGAAGTTGTGGGCAAAGCGTTTTCCGACTCTTGAGATTGCTAACCAGTACGCAGGCAATCCTAAAAAGATTGCAAACATGGTTTACGCTAATCGAATGGGTAACCGTGATGAGGCATCTGGTGACGGCTATCGTTTTCGCGGTCGTGGTTGTATCCAAACAACAGGCCATGCCAACTATTTCCATGCAGGTCAAGCAATCGGAGTTGACTTTGTAATGGAGCCTGATTTAGTTGCTAACCCTAAGTATGCCGCGCTGACTGCTGGTTTCTTTTGGTCAACTCATGGGCTTAATACCCTGGCAGACAACAAAGACCATCGAGCAATTACTAAGCGAATCAACGGAGGCTTTATTGGCCTTGAAGATCGAATTGAGCATACCCGTATGGCCTTTGCAATCCTAACCGCCTAAGTCTTTTACAACCAAGGTTGCATAACCTGCAATGTCCCGCCAAGAATCGTCATAGTTTGGGTCACCATTAACAATCCTGGCGATTTTGTGGAGAATCATCTCCATTGCTTCACGCTGAGTATTGCTCAAGGTTTTTCCTTGATTACGCAACTCAACAGCAACATACGACTTTAGGGTCTGAGAGATTCTGGCGCATTCTTTGAACTCGCCGTATCTGTTGCCTCGTTCTTCTAAAGTCTTGTTAATCATTGCTTTACAAAGATGCCTTCAGGTGTCAGATAGCCTTTGCGATCTTTGATTTGGCTGTATGCGTGATTTAAGCAAGAAACCAAGTCAAGATCTGTTGTGGCACATCCAAGGATAAGCGTCACAAGAATATCCCCGTAGGCGTCAATCATTGCTTCACGATCATCCATGATGATGGCATCACGCAGCTCAATGACTTCTTCAAGGGTTTTATCCCATTGTGCCAATGGAGTGGAATGTTTCACGATCCCGCGAGCTTCACCCCATTGCACGATCTTCATTTCAAGATCTAGATAACTCATTATTGAACACCTGTCACGTCCATTACTTCAGCCATTTCTTTGACTTGTGGGCCAGCCTCAGACTGAATGCCATTAATCAATTGAATGACTTCTTGAAATGGTCGTTGACCAAGATATTGCAAAATTGCATTGACGAGTTCTACTTGCAAGCTAATTGTTTTAGGCATGGTGTTTTCCTTTAAGTCGCCATTCGCGTTCAGAACGTCCGGCATTTGATTTAACAGTCTGACCTGTTGGTTCAATAAAATCTAACTTAGCCATTTCCGGCAATCGTCTAGCTACTTGACTGCTATCCAAGTTAGTCCTAGATGCAATGCCATCTTTTCCAAGTGGCCCGTACTTTGTTAGGCAACCCAAAATGATGTCGTAATGCTCACCAGCAAAATTAACTTTGTCTGATGCTTCATAACTGGTTATTGGGTCATCCTTACGTACTCGCGGGAATAAACGTAATGGATTGCCGCCAAAAAAATCTAAAAGTTTCATAATTTGTCTTAAAAGGTGAGGGTACTTGTTATGTTTGTTGGCTGCTACGTGCAACTTAGTTGAGCGCTCTACTGAAAGGTTCTTTGGCTCAATACCCATTACAAATTCAGTTCTTACAACAATAGCTTTCCCCTCGTTAATCAAAAGTTTATATCACCATCATTTTTGGGGAAGCCATCATCTTTTGGTCGCGGATCATTTGAATACGCCCAACCAGACCAACCACCATCAACAATTGGAATCACATCAATTTTTAACATTTCACCATTTTTAGTTTCAATAATTGAACCAATACGGGTGTATCTATTTTTCTCTTGCCCTTGAGCGTTAGTGTATTTACCACTAATTACAGATATTTCTTTAAGCAACTTTGCCATTTTTTCTTTCGTTTAATTTAACAATTTTTGTTTCTAACTCGGTCAAAAACTCTTTTACTTCAGATTCCAAACCTTTGACGATTGAGTCGTGGAACTCAACTCGCTTGATAAAGATTTGCAAACCCTCTGGCATTCTTGGGTCAAAGCTCACAAAGTCGCACCACTTGCGACCTGTGCAAGTCATTTGCCACATCATTTGCGTAATGTACTTTGCTGGTACGCGCTCAGACAACAATGTTTCAATGTGAGTCGCTGTGTTTGGGCACTTGATTTCGATTAAGCCATCATCGCCAACCAAACCATCTGGAGATGCACCAGCCTCTGCGATTGTTGGGTGAATAATAAAGCCTGTCTCGCTAACCAGCACATCCATTGCGGTTTCATAAGCTGCCCTAGCAAATGGTTCTGTGTCCGTACCCCATTGCATTGCAGAGCTGTTAAAACTCTCTGCTTGCGTCCCTGTCATACGCTCACAAACCAGTTGCGCCATGTAGTTGTCGCGGCTGGTGCTGTAACCTGATTTTGTCTTGGCTACAACATCAGCTACACGTGAAGCCGTAACCTTTCCATTCCTGGCTGCAAACCATTCAGACGTTTTTTGTTCCATTACAGTTTGCCTTTCATTTTGTCTTTAATAGCAATGATTTTCTTTTGCCATTCAGGAATTCCTGACGCATAGGAATATGCTTTTATGTATGCTTTTTTCAACTCATCTTCTGTTGTTGTTGCTTCAATAGATGCGATCAAATCAAGCATCATATTTAAATCAATTGGGTCAAGCGGAATTACTTGATCTGTTTCTGAATCATTGTCACCCTCTGTTGGAATCGCAAACGCTTGAAACGCAGCGTATTTGTAAGCCGCAGACATAGCTTTGTTGGTTGCCTTGTCGCCACTATCCATTGCTTCACCAAATGTCTTCACAGTGTGTTTAGAGCCATCCTCTGCGCTTACAAAATCAAACTCGGCTTCTACTGTCACATAGAACAGATTTCCACCTTTGGCGCTAATGCGGTCTGTGCATTCACGGTTTAACATTCTTGGCAAAATGCAAAGCCCATGTTCGGCAAGCAAAGGGCTGATTGCGTTATATACGTCATCAATTCCTCGAAATTTGTACCCGCTACCTTGGTGATTTGTACGGTCTTTAGAAATGCCAGTTTTAGACAACGCCAATTGAATAGCGTTAATTGCTTTATAAACTTTCATGATTTTCTTTCTACTTTAGTAGCGAGCAATGCTTTGTCGCCAAGCAATTTAATTGAACGAACCCAGGCGCGAGTGTTGTGGCGCTGGATAGATCGTGGAACGTCTTGGATGCACCAAAGTTCACGGGCGCGTTTAAGAATTGTTGTGTTCATGCTGTCAACACCAAGTCAGTTTCATGCAAAAACAATTCAATCGTAAAGACTACGCCGTTTTTGTCAGTGATAAAAACATCGCGTACTTTGAAGTCAACGTGCGATGCTTTGCCATTTTCGCGGCTAAATTCTTCAATCTCGCCAATTGTGATGCTTACAACATCATGGATTTGGAGTTTCATGCTTAACCCCTCCAAGCCAACAAGATGGCGAACACTGTGCCAATGGCAATTGCTGCAAGGCAATCTAAGATTTGATCTTTCATACATACTTTCTAAAAAGACCCCAAGAAGTTCGGGGCATGGCTTGATTGTATAGCCATCTAGACCAAATTGTCAAGACCGCACAAAAAAAGTGGTTACTTGTTGTTTTTCTGTCTAACAGGCTATACTTTGCGAATGTTAAATAAACAACAAGCAATTGAATTGGCGGGTTCGCAAGCAAAGTTAGCCAAGTTATTGGGCATCAGTAGAGGCGCTGTTTGGCTTTGGAAAACGATACCCCAGGCAAGAATTTGGCAGCTAAAGCTGATGCGCCCTGAATGGTTTAAGGTAATTGACTGATGAAATTAAACAACACTAAGACTGAAATGGCTGAAAAACAACCCATCACTATGCGACAACAAATTCTTGCGGCGCTCGCCAAAAGTAACATGAGCAGTAAAGAGATTGCAGATCACCTGAAATGCGATGTTGAAAAGACCAAGCATATGCGTCCTGATCTGGTCAGAAAAGGCTTGATTGAAGAAGTCGGTACACGGCTTAACAAAGACGGCAAAGGATTGGAAAAGATTTGGGGCTTGGTTAAAGGCGGTGAAAAGGTCAAGGCTGTAAACGCTTTTGACTGGCGCAACTGGGAAACCCAGGCGCACTTTTCAGCTCGTGAAGTCGCTTACAGCAACAGCCAGTTCTTAAACAAAAAAGAGTCTCGCGTGATTGTTTACAGTCGCGCTTGATGGTGATATAGTATTCTGAAACCCGGCTAGGGTGGGCTTGATCACCCATCCGAAAAGCGAGCCATCCCGCCTGCCGAAGTTTCTTTTAGTGATGGACAGTGATTGGAAAATTTATGCTTTTACAGCCAAAGAATTGGGCCGTCTTTCAACATTACAAAGACCGTTGCCCACCGTGGATAAAACTTCACCGCGACCTACTCAATGACCGTGTTTTTATGCGCCTGCCTATTGCTAGCAAGGCGCTAGCTCCGTTGCTTTGGTTGCTAGCAAGTGAAGCAAAAGACGGTCAATTTGATGGCTCATTAGATGAGCTTGTGTTTCGGCTTCACATCACACCTAGAGAATATGAAGATGGACTTAAGCCTTTGATTGATAAAGGTTTTTTTACTATTGCTAGTGGAGTGCTAGCAGAGTGCTGTCAAGTTGCTATCCCAGAGAGAGAGGGAGAGACAGAGAGAGAGAAAGAGACAGAGACAAAGGAGAGGAAGAAAACGCAACGCGGTTCCCGCTTGCCAACCGATTTTGAAATTCCTGATGATTGGGTTTCTTTTTGCCAAACAGAAAGACCAGACCTCCAAGCGCACAAGGTGTTTGAGAACTTTAAAGATTATTGGGTAGCTGCTCCAAAGGGAACAAAGCTCGATTGGTCAGCAACTTGGCGCAATTGGATTCGTGGTCAGAAACAAAACATTCGCACAGAACTTAGCAAAACAGGCCAAACAAATCAAACTGTGCAGTCTGGGTTAACCCGTGGTCTTATTGGAGGTGGCTCAAATGTCAAATTACTCGGAATCTGATTTTTGTTCTATTGAAGACGGCTTGGATTACACGTTTGCTGTGCTTGGAGCGATCTACGGCGCAGGACTTAGCAGACATTTTGAAGGCATGGATTTGGGAATTGTTCGCAAAGTCTGGGCTGACCAAGTTGGCAGGTTTTTGACTTACAAACCATCCATTGATTACGCGATCAAAAGATGCTCACCAGACTTTCCACCAAGCGCAATTAAGTTTAGAGACTTTTGCAATGCAGGGCCGGACATTCCTGTAAAGCCAATGCAGCGTATTGAGCGCCAGCCATCACTTCATGAGCAAATTGCAACCGCTAAAGCAAAGCATGAAGCACTTGCAAAACTGGCAGCACTTAAAAAACAAATGGGGTACGAATGAATTATGAACAAGCAAACCGAATCCTTGACCGAACCCGCGAAGGGTGGGAATTTAGCGAATTTGTCGTCCTCCGCGCTCTTGAACTTACGGGAGACTATGAACCAGAGCGAAGCGAAAGAATGGATTGCTCGTTACAAGAAAAAGATTCGTGAAGAAGGAAAGCGTGAAGCGTTTCATTGGTGGACGATTACGCTGGAAGACATTGCAAAACGGCGCGGCGCTCAAGCTGCATCAGATTTACGTGAACGCATGAACGCATTGAAAGAACAAAATGATTAGACGAGCAGCTCGCGTGGATAAATTGATGTTATGATTGAGTCTATTTGTAATGGAAACAAAAATGAAATCAATCAATGACTTTAATTTGTCTACTAAACATGGAAGAAGCCAAGCCAGAAAAAATGGATTTGATGTTCCATTTCAAAAGCAGGGGCCAAAACAACCAGATTTTTGGTCTTTAATTGACAAAAAAACAGAATCTGAATGTTGGGAATGGAAAAGAGCTTTAAACCGTTGGGGGTACGGGAAATTTAGGTTTAATGGTTTTAATGCTATGGCTCATCGTGTTGCATATCAATTACATACTGGAACAAAAATTGATGGCCTTATTGCCATGCATACTTGTGATAACCCTAAATGCTGCAATCCTAAACATTTGATTATTGGGACTCATGCAGACAATCAACATGACAAATATTTTAAAAATAGACAAGCAAAAGGTGAACGTAATGGGTCTTCAGTTTTGACAGAACAACAAGTTTTAGAAGCAAGAAAAATTTACAAAGAAGGGCAAACAACTTATAAAAAACTTGCCGAAAATTATGGAATTAGTAAAGATACGATGCAAAAAGCTGTTCGTGGTATTTATTGGAAACACATATGAGATACGCCGCCCGTGTGGACGTCAATCAAGAAGCTATTGTGTCGGCGCTTAGAGCTGCTGGAGCTTACGTTTGGATAATTTCCTTACCAGTGGACATTTTGGTCGGCTACAAAAACCACACTTACTTAGTTGAGATAAAAAGTGGCTCTAAAAAGCGTTTTACGAAGCTACAAGAGGAGTTCTTTGCTAATTGGCCCGGTAGTAGCTTGGTAAGAGTTGACAGCCCTGAAGCGGCTTTAAAAATGATCGGGGTGATTGAATGATTCATTATCATGGGATGCCTATAACACCAGCAACTGCTGCTGTTTCTGCTGTGATGGCTGGACATGGATTTGTTTCGTTTCAACATCCAGATCAATTAGCAATTGCTTCTGAGTTTTGTCAATCTTTTGCAATTGACAATGGAGCTTTTAGCGCATGGAAAAGCGGAAATCCAAGAACTAATTGGATGGAATTTTATGAATGGGCATTAATGTGTAAAAAAATGCCTAATTGTGATTTTGCTGTAATTCCTGATGTAATTGATGGAACAGAAAAAGACAATGATGATTTAGTAAAAGCATGGCCTTTGGGTAATTTCTTTGGAGCACCTGTTTGGCATATGCATGAATCAATTACTAGATTGACATGGTTGGCAAGAAATTTTCATCGAGTTTGTATTGGTTCGTCTGGTCAATTTGCTGAAATTGGAAATTCATTGTGGTGGGGCCGAATGGCTGAAGCCATGAACGCGATATGTCCTGATGGTTTTCCAATTTGCAAACTGCATGGTTTGCGAATGCTTGACCCTGAAATTTTTACAAAATTACCCTTTTCTTCTGCGGACAGTACAAACATTGGGCGAAATATAGGAATTGACAACAATTGGAGAAATGGAAATTACCCTCCTCCAACAAAAGAAGCAAGAGCAATGGTTATGAGGCAAAGAATTGAATCTCATAACTCAGCGCAAAAATGGATAAAACAACCAATACAGGAAACATTATTATGAAAACAGCAATTTCAATTTACGCTTTGGCAATGACTGCCGCCAACTTATCAATTTCACATTTTGGCCCTTGGATTTCTCCGATAAATTCTTTTTTATTTATTGGACTTGATTTGGTTTTACGCGATTTGTTGCATAAACGATTGAAAGCATGGCAAATGTGTTGCTTGATTGTTGGCACTGGCTTGCTTACATATGTGCTTAACCCTGCTGCTGGAATGATTGCGATTGCCTCTGCTGTGTCATTTACTGCCGCATCTGTTGTTGATTGGGCTGTATTCGCAAAAATTACTGGTACATGGATTAAACGATCAAACGGTAGCAACATTGCTGGCGCTGCTGTGGATAGTGTTGTTTTTCCTACATTAGCGTTTGGTATTTTGATGCCTCAAATTGTTGTAATGCAATTTGTGGCAAAAGTTACAGGGGGCGCTTTTTGGGCTTATGTAATTGTTAAATTTCGCAACACAATCAAATGATTTTTTATTTGCAAACCCAAGAGCAAGCAAGCGCACTGATAGCAAAGATTTGGCCCAAGGTCAAAGATTCGCTAAAGGCTGGAAAACCCTTGCGGCTGGAGATTAAAGCTGAATCACGCAGCGATGAGCAGAACGCCAAGTATCACGCAATGCTTAGTGAAATAGCCAAGCAAGCGCAACATTTGGGAGCTAAGTGGTCAGCAGAAGATTGGAAACGGCTCACAGTAGACCTATTCGTTAAGGAAACAGGGCTACAAGGCGGCAAAATCATTCCGTCCTTAGATGGTGCAGGGATTGTGCAATTGGGCCTACAAACCCGCGATTTCACCAAAGAGCAAGCGGCTGAGTTCATTACGTTTTTAGAGGCGTGGGGAAGCGAAAACGGAATTATTTACAAAACACTTGCGTAATTAGTCTAGTTTGCTATACACTTCAGCCATGCCTCAATGTTGGGGTCTTTTAAGGAGCAGCAATGGAGTTCAATTTCACAACGAAGCTAGAAGACGCAGACGTGATCGTCTTTTGGCAATTTGAAGAAGACGAAGAAGGGGTGTACAACTCCGAAGTCGTCAAGGTGGTGTTTAACAACATGGATGTTGTGTCGTTGTTGAGCGAAGAAACCATGTATGAACTGGACGCACGGGCAATCGTTGCGTATGAAACCAAATGAGCACTTGGATTCCACTAATGATTTTTACAATGGTTGCCAATTGCGTGGCCCTTTTTGTGATGTTTGCACCACCAGCGCACACAGTATTTAACAATCACCCTGAATGCTCAATTGCAGGGTTTAGCCCTGATTTGACTACAAAGCAAAAGGCTTTTTGCCGTGAGTGGAGTAGTCGTGGACAAAAATAACTGGCCCGAAAACTGGCCTTTTCCACCGTACCCATTAAGGAGTGAAGCATGAGTGAAGAACATTACAAAGACGCATATGGTTCATTTACCATAACAACACCACCAAAACCTGTTGGGGCATGGGTACTGTATCCGCAAGGCGCTTGGAAGACAAAATTTGTGATGTACCACAAGCCTACTGATGAGCAAATCAAAAACACTGAGCAGCTACTTGGCTGGGGTTGGGAGGATGAAGCATGACTAAACGAACAATCATGGAGATGGCGCGTGAGGCTGGTATTGGATGGGGTGAAAAACTTGAAGGTATGCCTGATTTCCTTGAAGCCTTTGCCAAGCTGGTGCGTGAAGACGAGCGTAATTGCACATGGACACAACAACATTGGACAGACTACGAGCGTAGCATTGCAGCAGCAGAGCGTAAAAAAGTTTTAAAGGAGATTGCAGATGCAAAGAGCAATGAAACCAATATCTGACCGCTTTTGGGAAAAAGTTGACAAGTCAGTTGTGTCAGGGTGTTGGGAATGGAAAAGCTCTACTCGTGGCAATGGGTATGGGGCATTCTTTACCCACCTAATAGAGGAGGGGCGAAAATGCTACGGCGCACATCGTTACTCGTGGTTGCTTGCACACGGCCCAATTCCTAATGGGTTATGGGTGCTTCACAAATGCGACAACAGAATTTGCGTTAATCCCGAGCATTTGTTTCTTGGTGACAGAACAGACAATATGCGTGATTGTGCTCAAAAAGGCCGTGTTTGCACAATAGGGCAATCAAACAAAACGCATTGCAAGCATGGGCATGAATTCACAGACACAAATACTCGTTTGAACAAGCATGGTCATAGGCGTTGTAGAACCTGCGCCGTTGCCATCCGAGCCATAGGAGAAACCAAATGACTAAAGACAAAGCATTAAAGCAGGCGCTGGAGGCGTTGTACGAAAACACTCATTATTTTATGCTAGGTGATCCGATTACATACCAAGATGAGCGCAACGATGACACTATCACTGCAATCAAAGAAGCCTTGGCACAGCCAGAGCAAGAGCCTGTGCAAGATAGCACTTGCAACGAGACATTGCGCGGTCAAGGCAAAGCATATCCAAGAACTTGTAAAAAGTGTGGTCTTGGGCCTTGCATTGGAAAGACTAAATTTGACGACGACTTAACGCAGCGCAAGCCGCTGACAGGTGAGCAAATTGAATTTGCATGGATGAAAGTAAAGCACAGTACGCCGGGTACTGCACTGCCTATCCATGAATTCGCCAGAGCCATCGAAGCCGCCCACGGCATTAAGGAGAACACATGAACACTGAAGACAGCGAATTTACGCGCATAGAAACGGAATCAAACGCTAGACGCTTGTCTGTTGAATATGCTTTGCAAAAGCTGCATGAAGAAATCGTAAAGCTAAGATTGTCAGTAGATGCTAATCCTACGATTAGCCAAGAAGAATGGGATGCGCTCAATGCGGAAGAAAAGTAAATACAAGCCCAAAGGCGTAAGGCTAGACAATTTGTCTTGGATAGCAGCAGGGTTTAAAAAGGTTGGTAGCTTGCCAACAGCAGGTGTGGCCCTGAAACTAAAGAACCACGAGGCTTTAGAGGCTGTTTTAAAGGGCTACGCAACCCGAGATCACATTGATGTACTAATCGCTGCTCTAAACATGGCTGAAGCGTTTTATTGCATCAACCCGTTACTTGGGGAAGATTGGGCTGACGAGATCAAAGCAGCGCAAGACGCAATCTTTACTATGTCTAGGCGTGGATTAAAGCTAAACAACTTTGTGTTTACTGGTTCAGAAATGACTGCTGTGAAGTTAGCAATGTCAGTGCATGACGTTCAATTAGATGATTGCTGTGTAAGGGAAATGGAACAATCCATTGGTTACGTCACAAGCAGAGTCCGAAGCCGTCATGCAAGAGCTATTGTTGAGCCTGCATGACTACAAAAGCAGAAAAGAAGCACATGAACGAAGTTGCTCAAATGGGTTGCTGCGTTTGTTGGAAACTACACGGCCCACATGAGCCAGGGCCAGTAGAACTTCACCATTCCCGCAGAGGCACAGGAATGGGCCAAAGATCAAGCCATATGGATGTAATTGGGCTTTGTGTAGAGCATCACAGAGGAAACGCTGGACTTCACGGGCTTGGCACTAAAGGTTTTGCAAAGCACTATGGATTTGACGAAGCAGACCTATTGGATGACTTGAAAAACAGAATGTGCTAGAACAATTGGCTAAAATGGCTCATTATTGTAAAATCTAGATAACTGGAGAACACTATGGCTGGATTGTTGGACTCAGGCGCTGAAATCGCCATTGAAATCAAAACTCAAGACGAAGAAAACCAAATTGACAAAGATGAAGTCATGAAAAATCGTGATTTCGTCAAAGTTAATTGGATGCTTGGCCCTGAGAAAACCCAACAGCCAAACAGTGAATACTGGCGCAAGCTGGCAACAGTATGGCGAATTAGCCCAGATCAAGCCCGTAGGAATCTATGCGCTAACTGCGAATACTTCAATGACAGCCCAGATATGCTTGCCAAAATGGAGCAAATCCCTCAAGACGCATACGATAAAGACGGTGGCGGTCGTGGCTGGTGTAATAAATTCGACTTCATTTGCCATAATTTGCGTGTTTGCCAAGCCTGGGAGCGTGGCGAACAACCAACAGAAGAAGGTGAAGACTACTCTAATGGAGCAAGCTATGATGAAAACGAAGCTGAATAAAGCAGGACAAGCCAAAGTTGGCAAGGTCATGGGTGAGTACAAAGAAGGAACTTTGCATTCTGGCAAAGGTGGTAAAGTTGTAAAAAACCCACAGCAGGCGATCGCAATTGCTATGAGTGAGGCGGCAAAGAAAATGAGCCGCTACAAAGGAAAATAACATGGCTGATGGAATTCGCGCAACGCCATATAGTTCTTCTTTTGCTGGATCAGCAAACGACATTATTAGTGGGTTGCTTGGCTATTTGCGTGATCCGCGCCGTACACAGCAAGCGCAAGGTTTGGCTGGATTGCTTGAAAGCACGGGAATTCCAAAAACCGTAGAGCGTTTGGCTTATGGTGAGCCACTGACGAACATTCAGCAAGCAAACGTCCCTACATTGCGCCCAGAGACTGCTGACGCACTAATGACGCTTTTGCCTAATTTGCCTATGGCTGGTAGGGCAATCCAAGCCACTAAAGGTTTGCCAGTAGGGATGAGCATCAAGGATGTAAGTAAAATATCAATTGCGCCACAAGCACAAGCACTAAAACTTGCTGAACAAAGAGCGCAGCAATTAGGTCAATCTATTAATCCTGAAACAAGGATGCTTCAACAAGGCTATGAGCAAGGCTGGTATCACGGAAGTACAGGCGACATAAAGTCCTTTGACAAAGGTTTGCTAGGCGAATCAACTGGCGCAGAAAGTGCCAAAAAAGGCTTTTTCTTTGCCCGTGATCCTCAAAACCCGCCAGAGGCAATGCTTAAAAAGTCAAATGATCCCAAAGCGGGTGATTTGTTAAGAAAACTTGGCATCTCAGAAGATAAAATTGCAAAACTCAATACTGTGTCAATGGAAGGGCAAGGCGCTGAAACAGCATCTGGCTATGCCCAAATAGGTGGATCAAGGCAATACAAAGAAGCAATGAGGAGAGCTGCCGCCGCTGAGAAGAAGGGCAATTGGGATGAATATGAAAAACAAATGGGGTTGGCAGAAGACATTGCTATTGGCGACCAACAATATCTGCAAGGCATAACTGCAAAGTATGGTGATAGCAGAGATGAGATGTTAGCAAGCATCAATAATTCAATCTACTCAAAACAACTGCCACAACAAGAAGCTGAGTTGCTTGATGCAAAAGTAAAAGAGTTGATGCCATATGGCTGGTACAACAGCTATTCAAACCCTCAACTTGAAGGATTAAAAAAGGAAATTCAGAAACTTTCTAATGGCGATGCAACACAAGCTATAAAAAGCATTGAGCAATTTCAATCAATTAAAAATGAACGGGCGCTTGCTGAAAAAACACAAGAAGGCGGAAACGTGATGCCTGTGGCTTTGCGTTATGAAAACCCGCTTGTGTACGATTTTCAAGGAAGCACTTATAGAGATCAAACATATGCCGATCTCATTGACCAAGCCTTAAGAGAAGGAAATGACGCTGTAATTCTTAAAAACACTTTTGATCCGGGTGTTGGCCCAAGTAAGTTGATAGATGTTGGCGTTGTTTTTGAGCCAGATCAGGTAAGAAGTAAATTTGCAGCATTTGACCCATTACGCAAAACAGCAGCAATTGCAGCTTCAGCAGGGCTAGCAGCACCCGACTTGTTGGCGCAAGAAATGGACTATACTTTGTTGCCGCCAGAGAAGAAACAAGAATTTCTACGAAGTCTACTAGGCCAGTAACAAACCCGCTGATGTAAGTCGGCAATAACCTTGACCAACCCACGGGAGTCAAACAAAAATGAATAAATTACAGCACGACAATTCTGTGCATTTAACCAACCGAGGCCGTGGAAGGCCCCCAGGTAGCGTTAATAAGGCCACCAAGACGTTTAGAGACACTGTCAGTAGGTTGCTAGAGGATAACGCTGAAAACGTCTCTAAGTGGCTTACAGAGGTTGCCGAAGGATGTCCCGAGAAAGAAATTAAAGCAGACCCTAAAGGCGCTTTGACTTTGCTCGCTCAAATGGCTGAATACGCTACGCCTAAACTAAACCGCACTGAGATGACTGGTGATGGTGGTGGGCCAATAGATATTTCAGCTATTCAGATCAAACTGGTTCGCCCGAATGCACCTTGAACTAGATTTCCCTGAGAAACTAGGATTTCTGTTTGAGCCGCACCGATACAAGATTCTTTATGGAGGCCGTGGGTCTGCAAAGTCTTGGTCGGTTGCTCGCGCTTTAATTGCAATCGCCGTACAAAAGCCAACCAGAATCCTTTGCGCCCGTGAATTGCAGAACTCTATATCTGATTCTGTGATTGCTCTATTGGGTGACCAGATCAAAGCAATGGGCCTAGAGTCATTCTTTGATGTTCAGCGCACTGCTGTATATGGGAAGAATGGGTCTGAGTTCAGTTTTGCGGGTCTAAAGCACAACGTCACGTCAATCAAATCGTTTGAGGGCGTAGATATTTGCTGGATTGAAGAAGGCCAAGCAGTATCAAAAGTTTCATGGGAAACCCTAATCCCAACGATTAGAAAGCCTGATTCTGAGATATGGGTGACGTTTAACCCAGACCTTGACACTGACGAGACTTACAAACGGTTTGTTGTTTCTCCACCACCAACAGCAATAGTCGCCAAAGTAAACTGGTCTGACAATCCTTGGTTTCCTCAAGTTCTAAAGGATGAATTAGAGGATTTGAAGGCTAAGAACGTGGATTCTTACCTAAACGTCTGGGAGGGGCATACCCGTCAGATGCTTGATGGTGCTGTATATGCCAATGAACTACGTAAAGCTCAAGAGGAAAACAGAGTCCGCGATCTGATTATTGACAAGTCAATTCCTGTGCAAACCTTTTTTGATTTAGGTTGGGCAGATATGACATCCATTTGGTTTGTTCAAGTAATTGCTGGCGGTGAAGTCAGGGTAATTGATTTTTACCAGAACTGCCAAAAAACCATTGACCATTACGCTCAAGTCTTACAAGACAAGGGTTATATCTACAAGGATTGGTGGCTACCCCATGACGCCGAGAACAAGAATATGACGGGTAAATCAGTCAAAGATATTCTTGAAGGAATGGGCAAGCCTGTCAGAATTACGCCTAGATTATCAATTTCTGACGGAATTAACGCAGCTCGATCATTAATGGATCGGTGCTTTATTGATGGCACTAGATGCGCTGACGGGCTTCAAAACCTGCGTCATTACCGCTATGACGTTGACCCTAACACAAAGATGTTTAGCAATAAACCACTGCACGACCAACATTCTCACGCAGCAGACGCTTGGCGCTATGTAGCCGTAGCCCTAGACGAAGGCGTGACAGGTTGGGGTAAATCTATTAACAAAACTCCTAAATGGGTGGTCTAAATGTTCATGATGAAACAAGGTGATTTTGCAAACACAAAACGGGTGGAAGAACTTGAAAAGCGCCTAGAAATGCTTGAAAATGTAGTAAGAGAGTTACAATCAACTGAACGCCCAAAGGTCGGGCGACCTCCAAAGGTTAAAGATGAGCCAAAATCAACTCAAAGCAGCAATTCAAGCAGCGATTGACGATTCAATCGGATTTCAAGAGACGGAAACAGTTGAGCAGCGCAAACAAGCACTGCAAGCGTATCTACGTCAACCATACGGAAATGAAGTTGAAGGTAAGTCCTCAATTGTTACTGGTGAGGTTGCGGAAGCGATTGATGGCGCGTTGCCAGCTCTTATTCGCATCTTTACCGGATCAGACCAAATTGTCGTTGCTGATCCTAATGGCCCTGGCGATGAAGCTGGCGCAAAACAAGCAACTGATTATCTAAATCACATTTTTCTAAAAGATAACCCTGGCGTTATCATTTTGCACAATTGGTTTTTTGATGCTTTGCTGCAAAAGAACGGCATTGTCAAAGCAGTCTGGGAAGACAAAGAAGACGTAACCAAAGAAACTTACGAAGGTTTGTCTGATGACGAACTAGCCATGATGCTGCAAGATGAAAGCATTGAGGTTGTTGAGCAGGATACGGTTACAAACCCAATTCTTGACCCAATGGGTAATCCGGTCTTTGACGAGATGGCAGCGCCAGCAACTTACAGCGTTCATGACGTTGTGGTTAAGAAGACTGAGAACACAGGCAAGGTAGTTATTGCAAATGTGCCGCCTGAAGAATTCTTGATTGCCAAGGCTGGTATCACTGTAAAGCAAACGCCATTCTGTGCTCACCGCCGAATGATTACCCGTAGCGACTTGATTGCGATGGGTTTTGATGAAGAAACAGTCAACGGTTTGCCAACTGGCGATGCTCTTGCATATACGCCTGAACGTGTAGCTCGATTCTCTGCTGGTGAACAACCATATGACGTTCAGCCTGACGATACAGCCATGCAAGAGGTTGAAGTCTTTGAATGTTATATTTACTACGATGGTGATGAAGATGGCATTGCAGAGCTGCATCAAATCTTCTACGCTGGCAATGAAATCTTGAGCGATGAAGAAACGGACTATGTGCCGTTTTATTCAATCTGCCCATTGCCTATTCCGCACAAGTTCTTTGGGAACTCGCTTGCTGATCGTACTGTTGACCTGCAACTGATTAAGACCACGGTCACCCGTCAGATGCTTGATAATATGTATCTGACCAACAACAACCGTGTGGTCGCTATTGAAGGCCAAGTAAACTTTGACGACTTGCTTACATCTACTGCTGGTGGTGTGATTCGCGCTAAGTCGCAAGGCGCTGTGCAGCAACTGCAAGTGCAAAACATGGCGCAACAGTCTTTCCCAATGCTGCAATACTTGGATTCTGTCCAGGCAAAGCGCACTGGCGTGACTGAGTTGTCCCAAGGTCTTGACGCTAACATCTTGCAAAACGTAACCGCTGCTGCTGTTGCTTCTATGCAACAAGCTGGCTCTGGCAAGATTGAGCTAATGGCCCGTGTGTTTGCTGAATCTGGTGTGAAAGACCTGTTTGAAGGCATCTTGCATTTGGTCAGCAAGTATCAGCAAAAAGAGCGAATCATTCGCTTGCGCGGCACTTACATCACTGTTGACCCGCGCACCTGGGCTAACAAGTTTGATATTTCAATCAATGTTGGCTTGGGTAACGGAAACAGAGATCAGCAAATGGCAATGCTGCAAATGGTCTTGGCAAAACAAGAGCAAATGATCGGTCAGTATGGGCCAGCAAACCCGTTTGTATCGTTTGGTCAGTATCGCGGGACTCTTGGCCGTATGGTTGAGGCAGCAGGCTTTAAAGACTCTGCTGAGTTCTTTAAACCGATTAGCCCAGAGCAAGATCAGCAATTGTCTAACCCTCCACCGCAGCAGCAACAAATGCCGCCTGAAGTTCAAGCATTGATGGCTAAAACACAAGCCGACATTCAGGCGCAACAAACCAAGTTCCAAGCTGAGATGCAAATGCAGCAAGCTAAGATGCAGGCTGACATGGAATTTGAACGACAGAAGGCTGGTCTTGAGTTGCAACTGCAACGTGAGAAAGCAGCGGCTGAACTTGAAATCATGCGTGAGAAAGAAGCATCAAAACTTCAGCTTGAGCGTGAAAAAATGAATATGCACTTTGTGATGAAGCAGCAAGAGTTTGAAGCTGAAGCCCAATTGAAAGCTATGAAAGTTGGCGCTGGAATTACATCAAACATTGAAATTCCAGGCTAATCAAAACAATCTGAAAGTAGAGGTCTAATATGGCTGGTCGTTACGTTGAAGCTGGTGATGGATGGGATTGGGTAGAAGACCCACCAACCGCAGTTGAGAAACTTACATCTGGTGCTGATTGGGCAAGCAAAGACGCCGCAGCTAAGATTCAAGCGTTCAACAACGCTGGCATTACTCCTGCTGAACTGCAATCTGTTGGCGTGTCTCCAGCAGACATTGCATGGATGCAAAGCAATGGTTATACAGGTGCGGCTCCATCTGTGACTACCAACATTGCTGGCACAAATGTTAATGCTCCAGCTAGCATTCGCACTGACTTGGCTACAAACCCTGAATATCTAAACGCTCTGGCTAGCTCCGGTGAGACGGGGCGCACTGCTCAAGAAATACAAGGGACTCTTGCTCCTATTTTGCGTGATCTTGGTAATGGTATGCAGGGAAGTTACAGCCCGATTACTGGCGAACTTCAGAACATTTATAACGGAACTGACAAAGGTGGTTACTACGACACTCAAGGTCAGTTTATCCCTTATCAAACTACAAGTTGGGGCGAGACATTAAGCAATTTGCCTAGTGGTATGTTTGAAGGTTTAAGCGATGTAGTTGAAAGCACCGCATTTCAAAAGATTGCTCCTGCTGTTATTGGTGGTTTGTATAGTTCAGGCGCTTTTGGTAATGCGCTTGGTGCTGCTGCAAATCCTGGCTATTACGATGAAATTACTGGTGAATTTATAAGTGATTCATTGGGTGGTTTGCAAGGGCCGTTGACTAATGCAACATCTGGAACTAATCTAGGTTCATTGGCTGACTATTCTTATGACGCCGCAACAGATACTTGGACAGTTCCTGGCGCAGCATCAGCAGCAACTGTTACTCCAGCAGCAGCTTCTGTTCCATCTAGCTTGCTTGATACAGCTTTAAAGACGGCAAAGATTGCCTCTTTAGGTGCTGGCGCTCTTGGTTTGTTAAGTGGCGCTGGTCAAACATCAGCAGGTGAAACCGGATTTCCTATTATTCCTGTTCCTAGTAATTGGACGCCTCCAGTATCTACGCAGGCAGCATTTACTCCATCTGCGCCAATTAATTTTGGTTCATCTGCATTGCTTAAGGGTACACAGTGGGAAAACCAATTACCACAAAGAGGTTTTAGCATGACAGATGTGATGAACCAATTAAAAGCAAATCAACCAACAGGAATGAATGACATCATTGGCGGCTTGAATGGAAAGCAAGTTTCTATCTCTGACATCATTTCAGGAATCCAAGGACAGTATGGACAAAAAGCTGCAAGCTGAGTGGGCTAACAATTTGCTTAACGATGACTTTTTCATTAAAGTCATGAATGATTTGAAAAATCAGCAGATTAGTGTGATAATTAATACGAATCGAGATGGTATTGATGAGCGTGAAGCCGCTTACAACAACATTAAGACATTTGATCTGTTTCTTGGACACCTTCAAGGCATTGCCGCAGAAACCAAGATTCAAGAGAAAAAATGGAAAATCATGTAACGAAAGTTACCCGCAGTCCAGACGGTTTCTGGCGAAAAATGAGATGACACATGGAAAACACCAACCCGCAAGGGAGTGAAAACCTGAACGTAAACCAAGCCGCCAATGCGTTTATGAGTTTAATGGGTGATGACAATGGAGCCGATAACGGCCAACCGGAAGAATCAACTAATGAATTTGAAGCCGCTGGTGAAGTTGATGAAACAGATGATCCTGAATACTCAGAAGAATCTGAAATTGTAGAGGAAGTAAAACCCCGCTACAAAGCAAAAGTCGGTGGTGAGGAAGTTGAGGTTGAACTTGACGAACTGATTAACGGCTATCAACGCAGCAAGGATTACACCCAAAAATCTCAAGCTCTGGCTGAACAGCGTAAGGCTATTGATTCCGAACGCCAACATCTAGAGTATGTAAAACAAGAGCGACAAGCGTACGCCCAGAAATTGCAGGCACTCGATAGCTTCTTGAGCCAGCAAAATCGGGGTGAGGACTTAGAAGTTTTGAAAGAGACAGACCCTATCGGCTATGCCGTAAAGGTTGCTGAACAGTCTCAACGTGAGAAACAATTGTCAGTTGTTCGTGCTGAACAAAACCGCATTGCTCAACAGCAACAAGCGGAACAACAGCAGAGCCTGCAAAACCACCTCAAGGTTGAATCTGAAAAGCTATCGTCTGTTATCCCAGAACTGGCAACGCCAAAGGGTGATGCAATTCGGAAAGAAATCCGTGAATATGCAAAATCTGTTGGCTGGTCAGATCAAGAACTCTCCTCAGTGTATGACCATCGCGCTGTGCTGACTTTGTATAAGGCGATGAAGTTTGAGCAGCTTCAAAAAGGCAAACCTGAGACTATGAAAAAAGTCCAGCAAGCCCCAAAGATGCTTAAACCTGGGACTTCTGCACCAAGTGGGAAGTCAGCGCAAGAGAAACAAGTTATGCAAAAGTTGCGTCAATCCGGACGAGTCCGTGATGCTGCTGCTGCATTTGAACGATTCCTTTAATTTTTGGAGCTTTAAAAATGGCAACCTACCAAACCTACACCGCTATCGGTATCCGTGAAGACCTGTCTGACGTTATTTATAACATCAGCCCAACCGAAACCCCTTTGATGTCGTCTATCGGCAAAACAAAGGCTACCGCTACTTATCACGAGTGGCAAACTGACGCCCTGGCCGCTGCTGCCTTGGGTGGTGCTGTTGAAGGTGCTGATGCTTCTAGCATTACCGCATCGCCAACCAGCCGTATTGGTAACCGTACACAGATTTTCACTAAGTCTGTTGCTGTCGCTGGTACTCTGGAAGCTGTTGATAAAGCTGGCCGTAAGTCTGAAAAGGCTTATCAGTTGGCTAAAGTGTCGGCTGAACTGAAGCGCAACATTGAACTGACTCTGTTGTCCAACCAAATTTCTGCTGCTGGTAACTCTAGCACCGCACGAACAATGGGTGGCATTCAGGCTTGGTTGTCTACCAACGGTGACTTTGGCACTGACGGTGTGGCTGGCTCTGGCGGTACTACTGCTCGCGTAACTGGCACAAACCGCACTTTCACTGAAGCCTTGCTAAAGACTGTGAACGCTGAAGTTTATGTTGCTGGTGGTAGCCCAAAGATGCTTATGGTAAACCCTACTCATAAGCAAACTGTATCGGCTTTTGCTGGTATCGCAGCTCAACGCTATATGGCTCCAGCAAATGAGCCAACCACCATTGTCGGTGCTGCTGATGTGTATATGAGCGATTTCGGCACTTTGTCGGTTGTTCCTAACCGCTTCATGAATAGCACCAACGCTTGCGATGACTCGGCCTTTATCATTGACCCTGATATGCTGGCAGTTGCCTATCTGCGTCCTTTCCAGACCATCGAGCTGGCAAAGACTGGTGACAGCGAGAAGACTCAGTTGTTGGCTGAATTGACTCTGGAAGTCAAGAATGAAGCCTCTTGCGGCATTATTGCTGACTTGACTTGATCTGACGTGAGTTAGCCAAAGCCCTCCTTGGGAAACCTTGGGGGGCTTTTTTGTTTAACCTGCAAATGATAGAATTGCATTATGGAAAACCATAAATTTCGTGACTCTGTTGCTCATGCTGATGGCGATGGTGGTCTAATCATTAAGACAGCACAAGACGTTTCCGCTATTGTTGAAAAAAACAAACGGGAATTTAATAGCTATGACGAACGTGCAAAATGGTCAGATGAGCTTTATGGAAATAAGGTTGCATCAATTCCATTTACTGCTATTGATGACTTGAACAAACAAGGAATCATGCGCGGCTTTCACATTATTGATGATGTACGGTTTGCGATGTTTTTAAACAATCCAGACAATCGCGCATGGCGTACACGCCCAGGAGTTATCTAAATGAGTTTCACAAGCTATTCTGATTTGAAGTCAACCATTGCAGGATATCTTGCTCGATCTGATCTGACAACACAGATTCCAGACTTTATCCGTTTAGCTGAAACTCGTTTGCGCCGTGATCTGCGTATTCGTCAAATGCTGAAAAGCGTGACAACTCCAACTGTTGCAGGTGATAGCACTGTTGAATTGCCAAGTGACTTTCTTGAGGTGCGTGACTTTGTGATTGTTGGCAATCCTATTCAGCCATTGAACTATTACAGTCCATCTGCGTTTAATAGGAATACTAGATCATGGGAAAGTGGAAAGCCGCTTGACTACACAGTCTTGGCTAATGATTTTCAACTAGCCCCAATTCCTGATGGCGTTTACACAGTGAAGATGTTTTACTTTGCAGCTCCTACATTTCTAAGCGAAACAAACACAAGCAATGCGTTCTTGGCTAATACGCCTGATGCTTTGCTGTATGGCGCTTTGCTTGAGGCCGAACCGTATTTGATGAATGATGCGCGAATCAATACATGGGGGACTATGTTTGATCGCGCTATGGCGTCAATTACTAGATCAGATCAACAAGGCCAATACTCTGGCGTCCCTTTGGTTATCAAAACAACCCTGTAAGGTAAATCATGTCTGAAATGTCAAACTATCTTGAAAACGCACTAATCAATGTGACGTTGCGTAATACTTCATACACAGCACCAACAACTGTGTATTTGGCACTTTATACAAGTGACCCAACTGATGCTGATGCTGGAACTGAAGTAACTGGTAACGCATATGCGCGTCAAGCAATTACGTTTGGCGCTCCATCTAACGGCGTTTCAACAAACAGCGCGGCAATTGAGTTCCCTCAAGCTACTGGCAGTTGGGGGACTGTTGCTTACATTGGCATTCGTGATGCTTTGACAACTGGAAATTTGTTGTTTCATTCGCCATTGGACGCATCAAAAGCAATTGCAACTGGTGATGTATTTCGCGTAGCCATTGGTTCGTTGAGCGTGACTTTGGCTTGATATGGCTGATCTGCTGCCACCGTGGACGATAGACAGTCTAGACCAGCTAAAGGCTAGTCTTGATGATCTGACGCTTACGCTTGACAGCGATTTATATGAAACGTCTGTCACGCTGTGGGACGCATACGCAAGCATTAATGTTTTAGCAACTGTAAGCGCACAAGCAACTCGCGTTCAATTTGCTTCAGCCTCTGTAATTTGTTCTGCTTCAGTAACTGCAAATGCAATTCGCGTTCAAAGTGCTGACGCAAACATTACGGCATCTGCAACAGTTACGGCTGATGCAATTAAGGTTCGCACGGCTAGTGCTGCTATTTCTTGTGCAGCAACTGTAACTGCTTTGGGTGGTTTAGTTACCAACAACATTGCTTCAATTGTCTGTGTGGCTGAAGTTGCCGCATATGCAAATGCTGACTATGCTGGCGCAGGTTCATTTATTGGATTGTCAACAATAACAGTCAGCGCATCAAACGGTAATGCTTGGGATAACATTGTTGAATCTGATAACACATGGACAACAGTTTCAAGTGATGCAAATACTTGGACTGAAATAAGCGTATCAGACAACACATGGTCAGACGTTGCGGCATCAAGCAACACATGGACGCAACAATCAAACGGGAATAACACATGGCAACCACAAAACTGACATTTGGCGAATGGATGCCAGATCAGCCTGGGATTTCTGGGTCTTTGACTGATGCTAAGAATGTTGTTTCGCAAGCTATTGGATATGGGCCATTGCCTACTGCTGCTATATTTTCGGCTGCTGCGTCTGAAGGTTTGACGACATTGGTGGCTGGTAAGACTCCAGCCAATGCGACTAAATTGTTTGCTGCTGGCTCAACTAAGATTTATGACGTTTCAGGCGCTGGCGCATTGACTGATGTCTCTAAGTCTGGTGGATACGATCCAAACCCTAATGAAGACCGATTTCGGTTTACTCAGTTTGGAAACGTAATCATTGGAACAAACTTTAGTGACCCAATGCAGGCATATACGCTTGGCACTTCTTCATTGTTTGCTGATCTGGATGCCACGGCTCCAATTTGCAAATACTTGACTGTTGTGCGTGATTTTGTTGTAACTGCTTTTACAGTTGAAACTTCAACTCTTTATCCTGCTCGCGTTCGCTGGTCTGGTATCAATGACGAGACAGAATGGGGGACAAGCCAAGTAACCCAAGCAGACTATCAAGACATCGCAGATGGCGGTCAAATTGTTGGAATTCGCGGTGGTGAGTTTGGTTTGATATTCCTTGAAAAAGGCATCAGCCGAATGAGCTATGTTGGAACGCCATTTATATTCCAGTTTGACAATATCTCTCGTGGCAAAGGTTGCGTGGCCGCTGGCTCAATTGCTCAGACTCAAGGAATTTCATTCTTCTTGTCTGATGATGGTTTTTATATGTGTGACGGCCAGCAAATTCAGGCTATTGGCTCTGAAAAAGTTGACCGCTGGTTTTTTACAAATGCTGATGAAAGTGCATTTGAAACAATGAGCGCAGCAGTTGATCCTGTGCGCAAGTTAATTATTTGGAACTTCAAAACAGTATTTGCACAAAGACAATTAATCATCTACAACTTTAAAACCCAAAAATGGACTTATGGAGATGCTGGAGCTGATTACATTTCTGACGCCTCAACAGTGGCTGTAACGCTTGAAGGATTGGATGCAATTTCGTCAAGCATTGACGCTTTGTCTGTAAGCCTTGACTCCATTTTGTATATGGGTGGAAAGTATTTCCTTGGCGGCACTTTTGGAGCTTATGTTGTTACCTACAACGGACAGCCTGCAACTGGTCAACTGATTACAGGGGACGTAAACGCTGGTGGGCGCTCTGTGGTTACATTGGCAAGACCTCAGATTGATAACGGCTCTGCGACCGTTTCAGTGGCTTCTAGAACGCTTTTAAATGAAAGCCTATCGTTTGGAGCTGATGTTGCTGCTGATTCTGAAAACAGAGTCTCGTTAAGATCAAACGGAAATTACCATCGCTTTAAAGTTATCCCAACTGGTGCTAACTGGGCGACTGCTGTTGCTGTTGACATTGATCTTTCTGGGCAGGGGACTCGCTAATGGCAAATATGTTTAGAACTCTGCCGACATTTGGGCAAGACCCCAGGTCTGTTGCTGAAGTTGTTAATGGCATCATGAATGGTAAGACGAACAACACAGGTTCTATAACTCTTGCTACTGGTGGCGCTTTAAGCACAACAATCAACGACCCTAGAATTGGTATTGATAGCAAGATTATTCTTGTTCCATTTAGTGCTGCTGCTTATTCTGATTCGGCTCCTTATGGCGCGTTTCAGGACGACACAAACCAGCTTGCTGCGTCTACAACTGTTGCTTATCCAATGAAGCTAAACACTACTGATTACAGTAATGGTGTTTTTGTTTCTAATGATTCAAGATTGAATGTTTCCGACTATGGGATTTACAACATTCAATACAGCACTCAGTTTACAAATACTGATAGCCAAGAAAACGATATAAGTATTTGGTTTCGTAAAAATGGGACAAACATACCAAAATCAAACAGTGAGTACATGATTGGCCCTCGACATGGTTCACTAATTAACGGAAGATTGATTACAGCTCTTAATTTCTTTATTGAAATGAATGCGGGTGATTACGCTGAAATTGTTTGGTCTACTAGCAGCACATCAGTAAAAATTGAGAACATTCCAGCGCAAACAAATCCAACAAGACCTGTTGCGCCATCAGTAATTGTGACAATGCAATATGTTGCTCCATCTGCGTCAACAAATGTGTATGTAAGTTCACAAGGACAAGGAACTGCAACATTGACTCATTTTGCAAATTCGGTAGCTAACAAGACATACGCTTATGTTGTTGTTGGTTAAAATAGATATAATGGATTCCGTGGATCAACCGCTGTGGAATCCGAACTTTTAGGAGTAAGACATGGCGACTACAACCACATCCGCAATTGACCCAACCATTCAGCCGTTTCTTAGCTATGGTCTGACAGAGGCGCAACGGCTATATCAAGCTGGTGGGCCTAAGTATTACGCAGGTCAAACTTATGTTTCCCCTTCGAAAACTACACAAACTGGACTTCAGGCATTGCAGCAACGTGCAACGCAAGGTAATCCACTTTTAGGCCAAGCTCAAGGGCAACTGCAAAGCACTATCAGTGGCGATTATCTAAGTGGCAATCCATTCTTTCAGGGTGCGTTTGCTCCAGCGGCTCAGGCTGCCACGGCACAGTTTCAAACAGCTATTGGTGACATTGGGTCTGCTGCGTCTAAGGCTGGTCGATATGGCTCTGGCGCAATGGGTACGCTGCAAGACCGCGCATCTGGTCAACTTGCTACATCGTTAAGCAATACTGCTGGACAGTTGGCTTATCAGAACTACGCTGATGAACGCGCTCGACAGCAAGCTGCAACAATGGCTGCGCCAGGAATGTCGCAAGCTGATTACCAAGATATTCAGAACTTGATTTCTGCTGGTCAAGCCCAAGAGGGTTATACGGGTCAGCAATTGCAATCTGATATTGCTCGGTTTAATTTTGGTCAGCAAGCCCCGCAGCAAAACTTGGCAACATTTTTGTCTGGTGTTTATGGCAATCCAATGGCGACATTGAGAAGCCAAACAACTTCTGGTGCTGCTGATACGTCAACACTTCAAAACGTATTGGGCACAGCGGCAACCCTTGGTGGTTTGTATAAAAACGTAGGTGGCTCAACTGGTGTAAGTAATCTTTACAACGGTTTGTCTGGATGGCTTGGTGGTAGCTCTGGCGGGTTTACTGCTACTCCAGGGGCAACGGCTCTTGGCTCTAACTGGTGGGATTAAATATGGCTGGACTACTTGACATTTTTGGCACTGGTGGAACTGAGACTCTTGGCCTTTTGGGAATGAGTCCTGGCGACATTCAGCGCAACCGTGATGACGCACAGGCACAAGCGCTGTATGGCTTGGCTGCTCGATTGTTCCAAGGTGGTAACACTGGTCAATCTATTGCTGAAGGCTTGCAACAAGGTCAGAAACTGTATTCGTCAGCGATGCAAAACCAACTGCAAGAAAAATTGCAATCTGGTCAATTGCAAGAGATGCTGCGTAAGCGTGAACTTGAGAAGCAAGCATTGGCTAGGCAAGCTCAGATTGACCGCGCTGTTGCTAGTGCTTATCAGCCTGCTGTTGAGGCTATTCAAGCGCCTACACCTACTGGCCCATTGTCTGGTGCTGCTTTTGGTGAAACTGGTACTCCAGCTCAAGCCGCAGGGTTTAACTGGCAAGCTCTTGCACCTGCATTGATGGCAAGTCCTGAAGGCCGCAAAACATTGGGTGAACTGATGGCGGCTCAAAAAGCAATGGGTGGAGAGACTACATCACTTGCTGAAGGCGCTCAGCTTGTACGTACTAACCCAATGACGGGCAAAGTTGAAGTTGTCGCTCAAGGAGCACAAAAACGTGAGCCAGTTCCTAGTGCAATTGCTGAATACAAATTTGCACAAGATCAAGGTTTTAAAGGAAGTTTCCAAGATTTTGAATTGGCTAAACGAGCCGCTGGCGCACCTAAAGTAGCAGTAGATTTGAAAGACCCAACAGCGATTGCAAAAGCTCAGTCTGAGGTTGTTAAAGATTGGCGTGGGGTTGTTAAAGACACTGGCGCAATGGAGGTTGCAGATCGGTTTAAAGCTGCAAAAGCTGCTGTTGCACAAGCTGCTGCTGGAAACAAATCTGCTGATGGCGCTTTGATTTATGCGATTGGTAAGATTTACGACCCATCTGGCGCTGTGCAAGAAGGTGACAAAGCAACTATTCTTGGCAATCGTTCGATTCCAGATTCAATTAAAGCCTACGCACAAAAAGCATTTTCAGGTCAAGACTTGTTGCCAAGTGAGCGCACTGGTTTGTTGTCGGTTGCAGGTCAGATTGTTAAATCTAAAGCTCAAAACCTTGAGGCTCAAAAAGCCCCATACATCAGCATTTCTAAGCAACTTGGTGGGTCTGGTGAGTTATTGCTAAATCCATTATCTGAAGCACTTAGCGAAACAAGTGGTGTCGGTGACATTGCTTCGCAAGCGGCTGCTGAGTTGAAACGCAGAAAAGGACAATAATGGCTGATCTGTCTAAACTCTCAGACAAAGACTTAGAAGCGTTAGTCTCTGGTGATTTTTCTTCAATGTCAGATTTGGCTTTGCAGATTGTTGCTGGTACGCCTGAAGCTCCAAAGGTTAGCAAGTCTCCTTACGCTGGTCTTACTAAAAAAGAGATCATGGATAAGATGTTGACGCCGCCTCAGATGCCGACAATGGAAAGTGGCAATGCGTCTGATTTGCTTCGCCAATTGGGTCTAACTGCTAGAGCTGGTATAACTGGTATAGCATCGTTGCCATTGCTTGCTGCTGAACCATTGGCGGCAATGACTGGTCAACCTAATCAAGCACAAACATTGCAAAGATTGTTGACTCAATTGGGATTGCCAGAGCCTCGCACTGGTCAAGAGCGTGTTGTTCAAGACATTGGTAGTGCTGGCGCTGCTGTTGCTGGCCCTGCTGCTCTTGCTGGCCGTGTTGCGCCTGCTTTGCAAAAGTTCTTCACTGAGAACCTTGGAACGCAAGCAGCAGCAGCAACTGGAGGCGCTCTAGCATCTGGTGCTGCGCGTGAAAGCGATGCAAGCCCAATGATGCAACTTATTGGAAGCCTTGGTGGCGCTATGGCTGGTGGCGGCTCAACTGGTCTTGCTCCAGTTACCGCAAGGGCTGTTAAAGAGGTTGTGAGGCCGTTTAGTCAGGCTGGGCGTGAAGCTATCACTGGAAACGTGCTGAGAAGCCTTGCAACTGATGCAAGCAAAGCAATTGAGTCTGGTGCTAGTTATGTACCATCTATTCCTGGCTATCGTCCAACAACTTCGCAGGCAACTCGTGACGTTGGTTTGATTTCAGCAGAAGGCCCAATTCGTGCGCTTGATGTAACTGGAAAATTTGGGACTCAGATTGGTGAAGCTAATCAAGCACGAATGGCAATTCTTGATCGTTTGGCAAAAGATAAATCTGCTGTTGAGCAAGCCATTCAAAAACGCACTGACGTTACTCAGCCACTTCGTGAGCAAGCGTTTGCACAATCAAATGTTAGTCCTGAGACATTTCAGTCTGCTGTTACGCTGAACGTCAATAAAACCATTGACGACATTTTGGCTTCTGACGCTGGTGCTCGCGGAACTGTGAAAAAGACAATGAATTGGGCAAAAGACCAACTTGCAGAAGGAACAACACCGCAGCGGTTGTATGAAGTTCGCAAAGACTTGCGTGATGCGGCTCAAGGATTGCTTGACAAAGAAGGTGCTTCTTACAGCTTGGCAAAAGGTCAGTTGGAGCAGGTTATTAAATCTGTTGACGATACTATTGAGGCTGCTGCACCAGGATATAAAGCCTATCTTGATAAGTTTGCAAAATCAAGCCGTGGTATTGAGCGTCTTGAAGCGGCTCAAGAGTTTCGCGGAAAAGTGTTGTCAACAACTCCTGACCCGTCAAGGATTGGTGATTACATGATTTCTCAACCATCTTTTACTCGCGCAATTCGTGCGGCTGAAAAAGATACAAAACTCTCACAGCCTCAACTTGCTGCTTTGACCCGTGTTGCACAAGATTTAGACTCTGGTGTGTTGGCAAGAGCTGTCAAAGTTCCTGGCTCTGATACATTTAAAAACATTAGCACTGCAAACATTATTGGTGGAATTATTGGCAAGCAAATGTTTGGCGATGTCCCGCAAGCAGTGCAAAAACTTAGTTTTTCATTAAATTGGCTTTACAACGGTTCTGATGATGCTATTCGTGAATTGTTGGTTGACGCAATGCTTGACCCTAAATTGGCGTCTAGACTTATGACAAAGGCATCTATTGTTACTGTTGAGCCACTAAGCAAAGAACTTCAACGCAAAGCCATTTCACTTGGCTATGGCGCAACATTTGGATTAACGGAGTAAAACATGGCACGTACAAAGATTTCAGAATTTTCGGCAACACCAGCGAATAACACAGACATTGACAGCATTAACATTGCTGAAGGTTGCGCTCCTAGTGGGATCAACAACGCTATTCGTGAATTGATGGCCCAACTGAAGGACTTTCAGACTGGCGCTGTTGGTGACTCGTTTAATGGCCCTGTTGGAACTACCACGGCTGCCGCTGGTGCTTTCACTACGCTAAGTGCAAGTTCTACTGTTTCTGGAACTGGATTTAGCACTTACTTGGCAAGCCCTCCTGCGATCGGCGGGACTGCTGCTGCTGCTGGCGCTTTTACTACGCTTACAACTTCTAGCACTGTTACGCTTAACGGTGGTACAGCAAACGGTGTTGGTTATCTTAACGGCTCTAAAGTATTAACAACAGGCTCTGCACTGGTATTTGATGGGGCTAACTTAGGTGTTGGAACTGGAAGCCCAGCTTACAAACTAGATGTTGCTGGCGCTGATGGCAACGGAATACGTTACTCAACTGGTAGCGTTAGTGCTTTATTGGCCGTGGCAAGTTCTACTGCGTTTATTGGAAGCGGAACAAATCACCCCGTAGCTTTTGCAGTAAACGCCACTGAGCAAATGCGGTTGAATAGCACAGGTTTGGGCATTGGTAACAACAACCCAACGGCTAAACTGGATGTAACTGGAACTGCTGCAATCTCTGGTGCTGTCACCCTCTCTGGCGGCACAGCAAACGGCGTGATGTACCTCAACGCAAGCAAGCAGATTACTACTGGTTCTGCGCTGGTCTTTGATGGGACGAATTTGGGTATTGGCACGGTTGTTCCTACTTCTGGCGCTGGTGTGACCATTGGAAATGATGCGTCTAGTTCTGCAACAGTTAAATTGTCGTATACCACGGGGCAAGCTGAACGCGGCTTTATCAGCATGAGTGGAAGCACCGCAGAAATGCGTGTATCTTCTGGTTATTCTGGTTATGGCGGCTTTACAACCTTCTACACGGAAAGCGCCGAACAAATGCGCCTGACCAGCACAGGTCTGGGTATCGGGACGAGTTCGCCGGGGGCTAAACTGCAAGTTCTTGCGGCGAATGCGCTTAATGAGGGCGGCGCAGCAGCAGTTATCCGCCAAGGAGGCGCAGCAGGCAACAATGGCTTGGTTGTTGATGTAACAAATACCGTAGATCAATACATTGCTGATTTTCGTATTGGCAACTCTTCGCAAATGCGTCTCGACTCCGCAGGCAACCTCGGCTTGGGTGTTACTCCGAGTGCTTGGGGTGTGGGATACAAAGCAATTCAAAACGGTGTGTTTTGCTTGGCCTCAGACGGGACAAACAACGACCTGACGGCCAACCGATTTATTAACTCTGGTGGCACTTCCACTTACATTGCTACAGGTTTTGCCTCAATGCTTCGGCAGGATGGTGGCACATTCAAATTCTTCACCGCCCCCTCCGGCACAGCAGGTAACGCTATCTCCTTTACTCAGGCGATGACGCTGGATGCCAGTGGGAATTTGCTGGTGGGGACTACGAGCAATTCAAGTGGCGCAAGATTGCGTGTCTATGCTTCTGGCACATTTGTCATGGAAGCAGAGCGTGAAACAACATCTTCTGCTACGCAAATTGCGTTTAAAAACCCGAATGGTATTGTCGGGACAATTGAAACAAATGGTTCTTTAACACTTTACAACACCACCTCAGACTACCGTTTGAAAAACATCGCAGGCCCTGTAACCAACAGCGGCACATTCATTGATAAGCTCAATCCAGTGCAAGGCTCTTGGAAAGCTGATGGCTCACGCTTCATTGGTTTCTTGGCGCATGAACTGCAAGAAGCCTCTGAAACTGTTGTTGGTACTGGCGTCAAAGACGGTGAAGAAATGCAGTCGATTGATTACTCCAACGCTGAACTGATTGCCAACTTGGCGGCAGAACTTAAATCCCTCCGTGCCCGTGTGGCTCAACTTGAAAGCAAATAATGATTACTACTTGGACAATTACAAACTGCGACAGCCTCACCTCTGACGGCTTCATCACAACTGCACATTGGACAGCCTCGGCTGTTGATGGCGACTTCAACGCCTCCATCTATTCCACTTGCAGCTTTGCTGACGGTGCAGCCTCTACTCCTTATGCTGACGTTACCCAAGCTCAAGTGCTTGGCTGGTGCTGGGCTAACGGTGTGGACAAAGAAGCCACTGAAATTGCTCTGGCTGCTCAGATTGCTGCTAAGAAAAACCCTGTGTCCGCAACTGGTACTCCTTGGGGCGCATAAGTGGACAACCAGCAACTCTTTAATTTAGTTGTTTCGGTTGCTGGATTCTTGGCTGTTTACACAATTAATCAGGTGACAGCCAAGATACAGAAACTTGAAGACAAGATCAACGATTTGCCTCATAGCTATGTAGCAAAAGATGATTACCGTGCTGACATTGCAGAGATCAAATCAATCTTGAAGCAAATCTTTGAAAAGCTGGACGGCAAAGCCGACAAATCATGATTCCAATTGATCCGTTTGCTGCGCTAGATGCTGTTCAATCTGCCATCAAGCTGGTTAAGAAAGCAGCTAAAACTGCTAATGATATTGGAAGTCTTGGCCCTGTTCTTGGCAAATACTTTGACGCCAAAGTAAATGCTATCCAGGTTGTCGCTACGGCCAAGGAAGGCGGCTTTAAAGGCTCGGCAATGGGTAAGGCTCTTGAGCTAGAGATGGCTCTTGAGCAAGCCCGTGAGTTTGAGGAACAGTTGAAAGGTTTGTTCTTTTCCGCAAACAAAATGGATGTGTGGACAAAAATCAAAGCTCGCGCTGCAAAGATGGAAGCTGAAGCTGCCGACAGTTTGCGTAAAGAGCGAATTGCTGCACAAAAGAAGAAGCGTGAAAATGAAGAAATGGTTGAGTTGATTGCTGGTGTTGTTGCTGGCTTGATTCTTGTCGGTTTGATTCTTTGGGGCGGCATCTATTTTTATTTGCATTGCAACAAGTACGGTTGCCAATGAAAGACGTTGTAGAAGGCTTTAAACGCTGGTTCAAGGTCTTCTGCTATGTCGCTTGCGTCTGGTGGTTTTTAGACTTTGTTTATGTCTTGCCAGAGCCGCTTGCCAAACGTGCAATGGATGCTGCTTTAAACAAGTTGCCATTTTAAGGACGCAAT